AGGTAACAGTGACGGTGCACCTCCAGTCGCAGAAAAAACAATAACATGCGACGAGCTCCTTATTTCAAGTGCCTTCGTTTACGAGCTAGATGAAACACTTGCGCATTTTGAATTGAGAGGAGAAATTTCCAAGAAGATTGGATACGCATTAGCTGAGAAGTATGATAGACTCATCTTCAGAGCAATCACAAGAGGCGCAAGAGCTGCTTCTCCAATTACAAAGGCTAACTTTGTAGAACCCGGTGGAACACAGATCAGAGTTGGTGCTACAACTAACGATTCTGATGCTTATGTTGCATCAAACCTAGTAACAGCTTTCTACGATGCTGCTGCTGCCCTTGACGAAAAAGGAGTCAGCTCTCAAGGTAGATGCGCTGTACTAAACCCACGCCAATACTACTCCCTTATAACTGATATCGGAAATAACGGTCTTATAAACAGAGACGTTCAAGGTACAGCATTACAAGGTGGTCAAGGTATTGTAGAAATCGCTGGAATCAAAATCTTCAAGTCAATGAACATTCCGTTCCTTGGCAAGTATGGTACAGCTTTCGGTGGTACTACAGGTAAGACAGCACCAAGTAATCTTGGTTCTCACATTGGTCCAGCACTAGAGAATGCTAATGGTTCTCAGACTGGTATCAAGAACGACTACGGTCAAGCTGCTGAAGTAGGAACTAAGTCTTGTGGACTTATCTTCCAGAAAGAAGCTGCTGGAATCGTTGAGGCTATTGGTCCTCAAGTACAGGTAACATCAGGGGATGTGTCTGTTGTATACCAAGGTGATGTGATATTAGGTCGCATGGCTATGGGAGCAGACTACTTAAATCCTGCTGCTGCTGTAGAATTGTACGTTGGCGCAACAGCACCATCTGCATTCTAATTGCAAATTTTATACGGGAGCTTCGGCTCCCTTTTTTTTTATGACTACTCAATTAAACACCGATACCGAACTATCCGCAGTGAACTCTATCTTGGGTAGTATTGGACAATCACCTATTACTTCTTTAAATCTAACTAACTTAGGTAATCCAGAAATAGCTTTAGTACATAACCTATTAATGGAAGTAACTAAAGATGTACAGAACGAAGGGTGGCATTTCAATAAAGAAGATAACGTAAAGCGATCACCTGATGCTAATGGTAATTATTTAATACCTAATGACTATCTAAGATTTGATATTCATGGTGGGCTTTACGACAGAAACAGAGACGTTGTTAAAAAGGGCGGAAAGCTTTACGACAACGTACACCATACTGATGTATTTACTCAAGATTTTTATTTTGATATTACTTATTTACGTGACTTTGAAGATATCCCTTCAGCTATTCAACGTTATATAATTGCTAGAGCATCAGTAAGAGCAGCAACACAGATCGTTGCAAATGCAGATTTAGTAAAGTTACTTCAATTAGAAGAAGCAAAAACTTTAGCTACTGCTGTTGAATACGACTGTGAACAAGGAGATCATAGTTTCTTTGGATTTCCTGCTGAAAGTAATTACAGATCTTATCAACCTTACAAAGCACTTATTAGATAATGGCAAACGTTACACAAACTATTCCAAATTTATCTCAGGGTATATCACAACAACCTGATGAATACAAAGTTCCCGGTCAAGTTAGTGACATGACAAATGCTCTGCCTGACGTTACCCAAGGATTATTAAAGAGACCGGCTGGAAAGTTTGTGGCATCTTTATCTGACGGGACAAATAATTCCACTTCAAATGGTAAATGGTTTCATTACTACAGAGATGAGAATGAACAGTACATAGGTCAAATAGCACAGAATGGTGTTGTTAAAATGTGGGCATGTGTTGACGTAAAAGCTGCTAACGGCTCTGTTATCCACAATGCCGGAGATGAAATTAATGTTGTTGATGGTATTGGAAATAATAATTATTTAATTCATACAGGTGACGAGGATATTCAAACACTGACTCTTAACGACTTTACTTATATCAACAACAGAAATAAGACCGTTGAGATGGATTCTCTAAAAGAACCAGACACGAATTTTGGGAAAGAAATTTTTATTGAGTTAAAAAGTATCAGCTATGCAAAACAGTATTCAGTAAATATTTTTGACAACACAAATATTTCAACAGTCACGACAGCCACACGTATCAATGTAACTATGGTCAACAATAGTAACAACTATTGTGATACCAACAACTACATGAGGACACATCAAAATAGGGGTAACAGTCCTAATGGCAGATGTGGTACTAATGCTGGTGATGGTAGAGACGCTTATGCACCTAATGTAGGTACTCGTATATTCAGTGTCAGCACTGGTACAACCTTAGTTGACGAAGGTGCTACTGGTGGAACTTTAGCTAACGGTAACCAATCTGATACAAACTACAGCGAAGTAGTTAATATATACAACGCATCTAACCAAGGTAGTCAGACTGGTAGAAAGAACTTGTATTTTCGTATAGCTACAACTGGTCAGTCAGTACCTTATACAGAAGGTTCTGGTAGTAATCAGACAACTACATATCAGGCTAGATATACAACTACATACGACTTACTACATGGTGGAGAAGGCTGGCAAACTGGTGATTACTTTCATGTATTTATGAAGGATGCTTATTATAAAATAACTATAGAAGCAACCAGTGAATCAAAAGTACAAGCCAACCTTGCTTTAGTTAGACCACAACCAACACCTTTTGATACTGAAACAACTATTACTGCTGAGAGTATTCTCGGTGATATCAGGACAGCAATCATAGCTGAAGGAAATTTTACTAATGCTGACATTACGACTATTGGTACTGGATTACATATAAAAAAATCATCAGTATTTAATGCTTCTACTCCTGTAGGAGAACTATTAAATGTAGTAGCAGGAAAAGTAAATGATGTAGGAGATCTACCTACTCAATGTAAGCATGGAATGGTAGTCGAAGTTGTAAATAGTGAGGCAGACGAAGATAATCATTTTGTCAAATTCTTCGGTAACAACGACAGAGATGGCGAAGGTACATGGGAAGAATGTGCAAAACCCGGGAGAACAATCAGACTAAAAAGATCAACTATGCCAATCGTTCTTATTAGAACGGCTGATAGTAATTTTAGAGTATCTGAATTAGATGGTTCTACATATGGACTAGCATCATTACAGACTTCTGCTACTTTTACATCTACAACTTCAAACAATACAGTTACGATTACTAAAACTAATCATGGATTTATTAATGAACAATTAGTTAATGTAGAAAGTTCTTCTTTAACAAATGGACAATTTACTATTACCGTTGTTGACGCAAATACTTTTACTTATGAATCTGCATCTAATGAAGGTGCTCACACATCAGTAGCTTGTACTGTTGGTCAAGGATTTTCTGTCCCTCAATGGGATGACGCTTTAGTTGGTGATGATGTGACTAACCCAGAACCATCATTTGTTGGTAAGCAAGTAAATAAAATGCTGTTCTTTAGAAATAGATTTTCAATACTTGCTGACGAAAACATAGTCATGTCTCGTCCCGGAGACTTTACTAATTTCTTTGCTAAATCAGCTATTCAACTTATTGCAAGTGACCCCATAGATATTGCAGCTAGTTCAGAATATCCTGCAATTTTATACGACGGAATCCAAACTAATACAGGTTTAATTTTATTTTCTAAAAACCAACAATTCATGCTCACTACTGATAGTGACGTGTTCAGCCCAACCACTGCTAAGATCAATGCTCTTTCTACTTACAACTTTAATTTTGCTACAAACCCTATCTCTCTTGGCACTACTATTGGGTTCCTAGATAATGCTGGTAAATTCTCAAGATTTTTTGAGATGGCTCAGCTACAAAGAGAAGGTGAACCTGAAATTATTGAACAGAGTGCAGTTGTATCTAGGTTATTTGAAAAGGATTTAAAACTTATATCTAACTCTAGAGAAAACTCAGTTGTATTTTTTAGTGAAGAAGGTACATCAACACTGTATGGATATAGATATTTTGACAATATTAGAGAAAGAAAATTAGCATCTTGGTTTAAGTGGGTAGTTACTGGAACAATCCAATACCACTGTATGCAAGATGACAATTTATTTGTAGTCGTAAGAAATAATAATAAAGATCAGCTACTTAAATATGCAATAAAAATGGATGCTAATACTGCTTTGATATCAGGAAGTAGGATTCATTTAGATCATTTAATGGAAACAAGTGGTTGGACATATAATGCTACAACTAAAAAATCTACTAAAGCTAAACCAACTGGATTAGAAAGTTCAAATCAGCTAGTTGCTTACGATGAAGATACTGGTAACAACTTAGGTAGGTATGGTCTAATAACAATCAATGGTTCTAATCTAGAACTAGATGGTAATTGGTCAAGCGAAACATTTTTTATTGGATATCAATTTAATATGCAAATTGATCTTCCTACTATTTATGTAACACGATTAGAAGGAGAAGCATATAGAGCTGATAGCAGAGCAAATACTATTATTCATAGAGTTAAATTAGCATTTGGTTCAATAGGTATTTATAAAACATCATTAAATAGAGTTGGTAAAAATTTATTTACACAAGAATTTGAAGTAACTAACGCTAATAAATATGTAGCTAACACAGCAGCAATACGTAACGACAACAAATTATATGCAGTGCCTGTTTATGACAGAAATACAAACGTAACCTTAACAATTAAATCAGAACACCCAGCTCCAGCAAATGTTTTATATATGACATGGGAAGGAGTTTACAATAATAACTTTTATCAACGTGTATAACATCACCCTTACCGAACAAGAAGTACGTATATACATTCAATGGTTAAAAAAGAACCGCATGTATAAAGGTATGAAACTACCCTTAGGTAATCCATGGGACTCTTGGATGCAAGATACCATAGATAAATTACAACACGCATTAAATGAGTAAATACATTCACCCAGCAACGACAGAGGCTGCACTACGTGTAGCTTCTAACTTGCTCCCTGATGATTATCGGGAAGTCAAAGAAGGTCATGGACATGACCCTTTAAATGCTCTGGTTGTCGGAGTAAATAACTCTGAGTCAGTTTATTTTACTAACCCAGATAATGAGATATGTGGCATTGCAGGAGTCTACACAGGTGGACAAATTTGGATGCTATGTACCCCAGCTATTTTAAAATTTCCTCATACGTTTGCTAGAGAAGCTAAACGATATGTGAACTCAAGACAAGACAAGTTACTGTGGAATTTTGTTGACGAAAGAAACAAAGTCCATATTAAGTTACTTAGGTTTTTAGGTTTTAAATTTCTTAGAAGATTTCCTTACGGACCAAACAATTTATCCTTTATAGAATTTGTACGAATATGTGCAGTCCAGCAGCAATCGGACCAGCAGCTTCCGCAGTAGGCGGAGCAATGCAAGCGTCCCAAGCAAACAAAGAAAAAAAAAGAATTTACGAGCATAAATTAAAAATGCGCGAACGTAAGTGGATGCAAACAAGAGCTACTTACGCAACAAAGAAAGTTCAGTATGAACAGGAAGTTGATCTAGCAAATATTGCAGCTCAACGAGCTTATGCAAGAACACAAAAATCCTTATATGATGCTAGAGCTACAGCCCTTATACAGAACCAATCTGACTTTAAGGACTCGCTTGTAGCTGAAGGTGAGCTTCTAGCAAAAGCAGCAGAAAGAGGTGTACGTGGTAGAAGTATAGCTAGAGCATTAGTTCAAAACGCTCAAGGTTTAGGATTAAAGCAAGCTATGAGAACACGAGGTTTAACAAAATCTTATTACGAAGGTAGAGAATCTATGGACGATGTCAATAGACGT